ATCCTGCATTAAGACATATGCTGTATCTGCCCCACCAGCCTCTAGGGAATATTCTCCTGTTCGTTTTATAGTACCTTGAACGGAACAGTCGCCAGTTATAGTGTGACATATCCCACCGCCATTAGTAGATAACGCTCCATGCTCGAATCCGGTAATCTGATGAATTGCCATACTATCCTACAAACTCAAAATTCATAGATTTTGCACCGCAGTAATAGGGAGGCCAAAGAACCAAAACATCCTTGTGTATATTGTCATTACACATCGCAAACGGATATCGCCTTAACCCATCGGGAGAAACAATCATCCTCCCCGTTACCTTATCTCCATGATCGCATCGGGCATCCTTAAAATAGAGGTTATTTTCCTGTGGCGTAGGCTGCTCATGGGTAAACCCAGCTTCAAGAGCAACTGCAATTAACACCTTTAAATTGCTACACGATAGCCATGTGTCGCTTATCTCAGGCGGAGGCCAAGGCGGTGCATCAGGTGGAGGCCAGTTTAAAGGCATCGCTCACCTCATTAAGCGGCTGTCGGATCTGCTATCTCGATATCCCAAGTTGGAATTGTTACCGTATTACCCTGTGTTAACGCTTGCTGTGTGCAGGTTGTGACATAATAGAGCAAGCTTCCGGTTGATTTACAGAGTGCCACATGATCGGCATCGCCTGTGACATCGACCGTGATGTTGGCTTCCTCATCAACTGCGATTTTCCGCCCATTCGTGTCTCCATCGGCTGGTCCGGTAAAGGTCGGGGAAGTTGACATTGCCAATTTCTTCCCGCCGCCGCCTTTGTTTGTCGTAGCCTCTGCATAAGTCGCCGGCTCGGTTTCACAAACCGAAATCCGATCAGCCGTTGCAATCACATTTAAAGCAGCATCTAATACGTCATTATGAACTGATAGTCCCATCTTTTTTCTCCTTTAAAAGCTTTTCATCGATACGCTTATAGATCTCTCGAACATCAATAAACCCCTTCTGGACCTCCAGCACATGGTTAAAAGGCTTTTTGTTTCGTTTTTTCTTAGACATTATTTTTTCCTCTTTCGAGTCGTTTCGTTTTTTCTTAGACATTATTTTTTCCTCTTTCGAGTCGTTTTTTTCGTTTTGGTTTCAGTCGTTATCATCCGATGCTTCACGGGTTCGGATATGTCTTTCGTCTTCACTTCCTCGAAATAATCCCCAAAATCCTCAAGCAGATATTTTGCCACTTCTTCGGGAACATCTTTTTCCTCGCCATCCACAAAATTAACCAAATGCGAATGATACGCCATGAAGTTGATTACACCATGAAATCTCAGTCTTTTCATGTTTTCCATATTCTTCTCCTTTCAGAGAATGGAGGGGCATATTTCAGCCCCTCCGATTATTCTCATTTCAGCCTTATACGTCGTATTCGTAGTATTCGATCTGCACAGCAAGGGCACTCATGGCAAGGCCGTTTCCTGTCTTCGTGAACTCGAGTTTCAATGTTGCTGCGGCCGCCTGTTCTACATAAGCGGCAACAGGTCCGGTCGATGCGGCAAGCCACACTCCGGCAGAAAGACTATCTCCAGTTGCGGCGGGACCCGTAACAATCGATGCTATGGTATTTGTTCCATCTGTAAGGGCGATGGTATTGTAATCTGAATCCTGTGCCGTGATGGCCGCGTCTACTGCGAATTTGACCCCGGCGATTTTGATTCTTCGGGGAAGATACCACAAGGCATGTTTGATCGCATCCGAATTAGCGACAATATCGCCAACCTGAAAATATTTGACTCTTTTTTCACCTGATAAACTCATGTTGTCCTCCTGTTAACTGATCTTGTAGCCGATTGCCACAATAGGCTCTGCGGTCACGTCATAGATGGGGATGAAGTCTTTTTTGAACCGGACATTCAACACGTACTGATCTACATCGTTATCGAAATCAACGGTCAGTCTCCAGTTTCCACGATTACCGATAAGAAATGCACCCCGATTTACGACGGTCAATTCTGTATAGCCAGTAGAGCCGGTATAATATCCGGTTGTGTGCAAATCTTCTCTTGTCTTCTCGGAAATGATAACGGGTGAACCGTAGAGTTTCCCAACTTCTCCAGTAAGAATGGTTGCGGCTGGTCCATACTTATCAACAGTCAGCAGTTCGGTCAATCCGCGCATCTTGTTATAGCAAACAACTCCCGTAATCCATGTTACATCTGAGGGGATAATTCCATATTTTTTCATCTTGGTTAATAGGCTCCGGGTTGTATCCTTGTCGAACGTGGAAAGATCGACACTCCAAGAATTAGCCATCGCATGTTTCCTAAGCCCTTTCCAGATTTTCCGGTGATCCTTAGAATCGGTTACGTCTGAATCCATGTGAGTTGCCGTTGTATCTCCATTAAGAATCGCGTCCTCAACTGCAAGGGCTGCGGATTTGGCGATGTTGTTTTTAACGGCAGGAAGTACGGGGATGATTGATTCTTCATCCAATTCCTCTGACCAGATTGATCGCGCCCTCAGCTTCTGGGCTGTAAGGGTCAAATCTCCGGTTGTCAATTTGGTGGTCGGAGTTTTGCTGGGCTCTGAGGTTTTAGATTCTGGAATCAGGTAGAATGTCATGTCGCCAAGGCTCGTAGGAAGCTTATAGGGATTTCTTGGCATTGCAATTTCTGTAAACAATCCCGGAACTCGTGCCTGTAACCGATATTTCTCAATGAGGTTCGTTGAAAGGGTCGTGGGAATCCACTCTAGCCCCTCTGTGGCCGTAGCCGTATCCATAGCCTTTCGCAATTCTCCATATCTACCTAAAAAGGGAAGAAATGTCTTTTGATAAAGATTTAATTCCCTCGGATTTCTCTTTGTGAGAATTGAGGTGATATAGATATCATCGCTTAGAGACTGAACCTCTTTTTCAGCATCTGTCAGAAATCGAGAATGACCCTTTACGATTTCATCAATCGACTTGCTCTCATTCTTGGGGTTATCGGAAAACTGGATTTTCCGGACCGGGCGGTCTTCTTTTTTTGCCTCTTCTGCTTCTACTTCCTGTCTTGCCATGTGAGTTGAGATAAGGTCGATCTCTTCCTGGGTGATCTGTTCAAGGCTGTTCAGTTTTTCGATTAGCTTTTTAAGCTCTTCGTCCAATGTTTACCTCCGTTTAAGATTCTCAAGGTGTTCCTTGAGTTTGTTTTTCTCTTCGATCTTTTTATAGAGGCGATCGATTGCCTCTTTTAGTTCATCTATATCGTCGGGTGATAAACCCTGTTCCCCTGACTCTGCAAGCTCCATGCGAAGCGGTTCACAACCCTCGCACTCTTTACCCGTTGCGGCCTCAAACTTACCCTTATTGTCTTTACAGTGTGATTTCGCCTCAGATTCAGACCAATGCTCAACGGGATAGAAATACTCGTATTCTTCCATCTTGTCGTCGCTTTTTCTTTTGCCAAATCTAACCGTATATGGCTTTCCTTTATGAGATCGCTTTTCGCTTCTATAGGCCGTATATTCACCATTATTAATCTGACAAACATGATTATCTTTAGATGGTTTTGTTATGAGCTCTTCCTCAAAGTCTTCTGCGGTTTTTCCGATATCCATAGAAACAAGCTGGTCTTCTGCAATTTCGCCCGGCAACTTCTCTTCTTTTGATAGGCTTGAAACGATCCCTTTTGATATGAGTCCTTTTTCAATGGCATCGTTGATTGCATCCTGATGTGCCGGAATAATCACGCTCGAATATTCAAGAAGCTCTGATTCTTTATAATCGTATCCAACAAGTTTTCCGTCCTGCTCGATCTCCTCTTTCACTTTTGGAATGAACCCAACGGACCATCCCATGAGCTTCATTTTATGAAGCATCCAATTATCGTTAATTAAATCCCTTAGCTTCTGACTTGGCTCTGTTTCTGTTGTGGGTAAAAACTGAGTTCCGGCATAAAGCGCCTTCCCTTCTTGCTTAAACCCAACGTTTCGGGCAATAACAGGAATCGGATCAAGGCCAGCATAATTATGCCCGTATAAGACTCCCGGCTTTTTCTTAAACCGCTTTAAATCCATTCCATCAATTCTTACAATGTCACCCATGCGATCTGCGACTTCTTTTGTGATCTTATGCCAGATGATCCGCTTCTTTTCATCAATAGATTTTATTTCGAGTTCATTTTCATCTAAGGTTTTTGTGATCTTATCCATGTTAAATCTCTCCTACCTCTGGATATGTTGAACAGAGGCAATTAATAATATTGCCGGGACTTCCTGCGGGATCTCCCGGATATTGGAGTTCTTCGCCCCCAACAATAAATGGTTCATTCAAATTAACCACCTGATCCGAGGCTGCCACATGCTCATCTCTTGATTCGGGAGCGAATGCAGAGAGCCATCCCTTACGCTCAATAAACTCATTTTGTTTATAGCCTTCTGTCTGTCCCCAATTATCAACTTTTGCCGATTCTGTCCTCGCAATTCGCTTTGCCCTGGATATCGCAAGATCGGCAAGTTTCTCCTTGATGTTTTTGGCGAACTCCGGTACAGTCCAATTCTCGACTATTCCCGTCTCTAATAATTCAAGGATCTTCGCCATTGTCGCCTCATTTATGGTCGTGCCGGAATGAATCACCATCTGTTCAAGCTGTGCCTTGAGTTCCGGGGTCATTCTGAATGGCTCTTCATCTTTGAACACCTGTTTACTTTCCATCGTGTAGAGCTTGCCTTCGGTTGCTCTTAATCCGGCCTCTCCACCCTCTTGAAGCATATAGGCATAATCTTTCTGAAATCGGTTGATATATCTGTCAATCTCTTTCTCTGTGTCGAATAATTTAGATGCTTTAATCTCAGAAGGCTCTTTGAATTTAGATAGAGCATCCTCGACAATCTTTGCTTGGTCTTTCAAATATTCTTCAACTCGTTTTGAGAATTTTTCTGTCTGCTTATCGACCCGTTTAACAAAGCTATCCCACAATATTTTCTTTTTCGTCTTATCCTGCCAGAATGATATCTTTTTATGCGGAGGGAGTGCCCTTGCTTTTCCCGTTTTATCTCCCGTATCAACGCCCGCTTCAACAAGCCCCATTTCCATGAAATATCGATTTCCCTCTGGATAGGGATCGTCGTTATACATCTCCCGCCTGATCTGGTTGGGGGTCTTTATCCCATGACGGATTAATGCAGATGCAACCTTTGATTTCCTCTCTTCGTCTTCCTGTAAAACCTTGATATTTGAATAGTCGAATACGAAATAATAAGAATCATCAAAATGAGGGGCAAGATTAAGGGTTAATTTATCAGCAATCAAATCTAAAATCGGGATTGCGCAATCTTCCCAAAACTTCTTGCTTTGTACTTCCATATTACTGTAATTTGCATATTCAAGAAGCCCGACAATAGAGGGCGGAACGCTTCCTGGTAGACAGGCCAGCATCTCCTCCCGGTTCATTTTTCGCATCTCTGCATACTGTGCATCTTTCGGGAGCTTTCCGAGCTCCTGTATTTTCGTTCCTCCGTAAATATATCCGAACTTTCCCGCCTTACCTGACCCTCGATGTCTTTCGTTCCATGCCCTTTTATATGTTTCAAGCTGTGGATCTGTCGGCCGATCGGGAAAATCAAATATCCAGGGAGGCATCGCATCATTTTTGAAAAAGTTTTTATTATAAGAAATTGCGTTGAATTCTAAGATTGCCGTATTCTTTGCTGGCTGCATCGATCCCATTCCCCTAAAATATGAATCGGGATTCGGGAGCTTAAAATGTATGACTTCTGAGGGGTGTAACTTCTCTGACTTTTCCGTATTGCTCGACCGGAATTCATAATATTTGATAAACTTCTCGGGATCAGGCTTAATCTCAACCTGCTCTGGCTTCATCCACCATATTTCGACCGGAGGATTTGTCTTGTCAATAACGATATTTGGGTAGTTACGATTTTGTGTCCCGACAAGATTCCAATAATGGTTACCAGGAATGGCAAGGTTGATAACCGTGATTTGCAGAAGCTCTCTCCATGAGATAAAATCATTCGGACGAATAAAAAGGCGGTTTATGTCTTTCCCCGAAATTTCCTTTTGATCTTCACCCATGTTTTGATAAATTTTAAGCTTGGGTTTCGTTGAGGCTATTGCCAACGCCATCGCTCCGGCATAGAGCCAGGGAAGATTGTTGAACGAGTCGAT